AGAAGAACTCACTCCCAAGCATCCCAATTGGGCAAAAGCAATGGAGCATCTCAAGACCGGTGGACTGATGACCGACATCACAAACAAGTACGATGTCTCTCCAGTCAACCAAAAACTATTAATTGGCGAGAAATGAAACATCAACTTCCAACTATTCACTCTTCTTTGACGGAGGAGGATTGGCAAGATTTGAGAAGGTCACGCTTCACCGCTTCCGAAATTCACAAACTGATGGGGACTCCGAAAACAAAATCGGAGTTCCTTTCGGAGACGGCAAAGTCATTTGTGTTTGAGAAAGCAGCGGAGTATCTCACAGGCAATCGCACGGAGATTTATGGTCGTGCTTTGGATTGGGGCAAGGAACACGAGAAAGAAGCTTTCCACTACTTCCAGCAACAAACCGATGACTTCTATACCTACTATGGAGCGGAGACCTACACCTTCATCACCTATGGACTTTGGGGTGGTTACTCTCCCGATGCACTTGGTGAGAAGCTCATTGAAATCAAATGTCCTTTTAATTCAGGCAACCACCTTCAAAACTTCTTCATCAAAAACAACGAGCAACTAAAGAGCAAACGGACGGAGTATTATTGGCAGATGCAGATGGGAATGATTGCAACCGGGTTGACCGAAGGGATTTTCGTTTCATACGATCCACGAATGCCCGATGGAAAGAAGGTCACAGGAACGCTCATCACTTTGGACGAGGACTCGCAAGAGATAATTGACGAAAAGTTGACCTACGCTGGAGAACTATTTTTGTCAATCACAAAATAAATCGTCCATTCACAAAAAGATTTAGAAAATAAATTTGCATAAGTGAAAAATATGTTGTTTGTTTGAACTATGGCATTAGACATCATCTACCCAATCATCTTGACTCCCATCGCATTTGCGGTGGGCTACGGAATCCACGCATTCCGCAAGTCAATGAAGCAAGAACTTCCCGAAGCCAAACCATACGAGTTTGAGAGGGACGAGTACAATCCTGACTTTGACCAATTCAGTCAGGCAATTTACAATCACAAATTCTACAAAGGAAAAGCAAAATGATAACAACAATACTATTTGGATTGACATTCGTCCTATTGGTGTACAAGGTGTATGCTGATGAAAAGAAGTCACAAAGTTACTTGGAAGAAATCTACCGTCTACATCGCATCAACACCGAACTGGAAGGGGAACTTTGGCAGAATCGCATTGACTTGCAAACTGCCACCAACCAATTGAACTTGGCGAAGATGGAACACGAGAAAACCAAAGCCGAGTTGGAAGACAAAGCACAAATTTGGGAGAATCAGTACAACGCAATCAAGAATGAAAGCGGTCGTCATTAAAGCAACAATCAACTTCATCACCAAGTGGCGTGTGTACTTTGCCGGTGAGTTACTCGCCACCTTTGAGAGTGAACAGGACGCACACGATTACGCAAAATTCATAAACGAACAATGACAAACAATAAACAACAAACAGCAGTGGACAAACTATTATTAGCAACATTACTTATTGGAATGGTAAGTAGTTGCAAGGAACCAACAACAACTACACAATTAACTGAACACAGCGTCAAAATTGGGGTAAGTGCTACACAATTAAAAGTAGTGGAGATTGAAGGATGTGAGTATTTTATGGGAGATTATGACCGAAGTGCATTATTTGCCCACAAAGGAAATTGTAAAAATTTAATTCACATAGGAGATAACAAATGAGTAACAATAAACAAAGTATGAAAATACATAGAACAACATCAGCAATTTTATTATTAATACTATTACTTGGTTGGGCAATCGCTAGAATTGACGCAGTATTTTATTCGGTACTTATCTTATCAGTATTGGGTATTATGTATGCTTTTATTTATCTGGGTGTTGTTCGTAACACAGGAGGCAACAATGAGCAACAATAAAGAACTATCGATAATTGATGCGCTGTGCATTGTGAAAACAGGATGGCGAACAGAACAAGAAAAAGAATTATTAGACAATGCGTATTTAGTAATCAAAAAACACTCAGAAATACTGCATCTTGAGTATCAAAAACAATGCATAGAAGAAAAACTAACTGAAATCAAAGGAGGTAACAAATGAGCAACAATAAACAAATCATGAAACTATACACAGAAGAAGAAATTTTAAGTTTGTTAAAAATACATTTAGCAGACGAAGATCAAGCCGATTCATTTGTATCACTTTTAACCCCTATTGAACTACTAAGTGATGAGGAGATAGAAAAATGGGCTGAAATGCAATCTTTGTGTGAACCAACAGGTGCAGAAGAATTTGGTAGAATTTATGGTGCAAAATGGATGCGTGACTTAGTACAAGGAGGTAGCAAATGAGCAACAATAAACAACAAGATAAGTTTAAATATCAATACGGGTTTATGACTTTAAGTAGACCAGAATTAAGCAAAAAACTAAACGAATTAGGTTCTGAGGGTTGGGATATTATATCTACACCTAGAGAACTTTTTGAAACTGATCAGCTTGATAGTGAAGGTAGTGTTAGAATGAGGTGGGAAATCTTTATGAAGCAGAAAATATTCGGAGGTAACAATGACTAAACAAAGCACCTACAACCTGATGTGGGCAATCGCCATCCTTCGTGAGGACTATCACCATTGCTGGAGATTAATCGCAGAGCGTATGGGGTGCAGTGAGTGGAAAGCCCGGTATCTTTATTCACGGATCAAGAAAGATTTTAAGTTGAAACAATCAAACTAAATCGCTATATTTGTGATGTATTCAGTTGTGTGCGAGACAACTAACAAAGACCTTTTGCTCTCGGCAAATACTCAACTCGCACTTGGGTATTTGTTTGGGAGCTTTTTTTATGCGGAAAAAATGAACACACAAGAACAATGGAAACCTGTTGCCGAGTGCAATGGGGAGTATTATGTCTCCAGTTGGGGAAGAGTCAAGAGTTTTAAGTTTGGCAAGGAACGGATTTTGAAAGAAAGAATGCAAGGACCTGGATTGAAATATCCGGTTATTTCTTTAAGTATAAAATCAAATATTTATCAAGTTAAAATTCACAAATTAGTTGCTTTGGCATTTATTCCAAACCCTGATAACAAGCCACAAGTCAATCACAAAGACGGCAATAAGACAAACAATCACATTGACAACCTTGAATGGGTAACTCATAAAGAAAATCATAAACATGCTTGGGATACAGGTTTGTTTGAAGGTAAACGATTGGCTATTTCAAAGCCAGTTACCGATATTGTCAGTGGTAAAAAATATAATTCATTGACTATTGCTTGTTTAGAAATTGGAGAAAATTATTTTAAACACGCAAGTCGCATATATAATAAATCAAAACGCCAACGATTTTTCTACCTATGAGCAAAGATCCAGCGTTCCTGTTTTATTCTTCGGACTTTTTGACCGGGACATTGTTGATGTCAATGGAGCAGAAAGGCAAGTTCATCACCTTGCTTTGTATCCAACATCAAAAAGGTCACTTATCCGAAAAAGATATGTTGCACATATGTGGTTCATATGACGAAGATGTATTCACCAAATTCCAAAAAGATGAACAAGGCAAGTTCTACAACATCAGGTTGGAAGAGGAGGTTGATAAGCGTAAAGCGTACTCCGAATCAAGGAGAAACAATCGTAAGAAGAAAGAAGATATGAATAACACATCTTTATCATATGTTGAACATATGGAAAATGAAAATGAAAATGAAAATTTAATTGAAAAAAAGAAGGTAGCACGATTCCAAAAACCCACCATTGAACAACTCAAAGAGTATATGACCGAACAAGGGATGAACGACATCGCAGAGAACTGGTTAAACCATTACGAAGCAAACGGATGGATGGTCGGCAAGAACAAGATGAAAGATTGGAAAGCGTCAGTCAGGACTTGGAAAACAAATAATTTGAAAGTCACAACAAACAAACCTAAACTTGCAACACTATGAGCAACGAACGATTAATAATTAGCAACATCCTTTACCACAACGATAAGCGTCATTACTTGCCCCGAATCAATATGAATTGGTTTGAAGATACTTTGTGCAAGAAAATTGTTGGTGTAATTACGCAGATGTATTTGAACAACGAAGCCATTGACTATCTCACATTGATTCCGCATTTTGAACGCAAGGAATTGATTGATGTCATCACGCTACAACAAAATGCAAGTGACATTGATTTGCGTACACACTTACTGACTTTGGAATACAACTACATCAAACGGAATTTAGTTGATAGGTTAACCCATTTGGACTTATCAAACGAGTTGCCTGATATGGTCAAGGACATTCAAAGCATTTTGGAAGAGACGACATTCTCAACACACAAAGAACCGGAGTCCATTGTCAAGGTGACAAACAAGGTTGTGGATCACATCGTGGACAATAGTTTGAATGGTGGTGCGTTAACAGGCAAACAAACTGGGTGGCGTTATCTTGACAAGTACATCGGTGGATACAATGAAGGGGATTTGATTGTCATTGCTGGGAGACCGGGTATGGGTAAAACTGCAATCGCTCTCACACTCACAAAGGATTTTGCAAAGTACAATTACAAAGCTTTGTTCCTGTCTCTTGAGATGAGCAATGACCAACTTGCCAAACGATATATTTCATTGATTGGTGACATAGAGAATTGGAAGATACGAAACGGCAGATTGCAACAAATAGAAATTGACAAAGTCATCAACTCTGCAAACAACCAAACTATCGAGTTCTACATTGACGATGATGTTGACACATCCATCGCACAAATCAAAGCGAAGGCGAAGTTGCACAAATCACGCAAAGGACTTGACCTATTGGTGATTGATTACATCCAGTTAGTGAAAGGAACAAAAGCAAATCGTGAACAAGAGATTGCAGAAATCTCAAGAGGTTTGAAACTACTTGCAAAGGAGTTAAAAATGACGGTGATAGTCCTTGCCCAATTATCACGAAAAAGCGAAGAGAGAGCAGATAAACGACCTTTATTGAGTGACTTGAGGGAGTCAGGTGCAATTGAGCAAGATGCCGACATCGTGATGTTTCCATTCCGACCAAGTTACTATGAGCAAGAGAAACCTGAAGTTGAAGATGCAGAGTTGATTATCGCAAAGAATCGCAACGGAGAGTGTTGCACCATCCCCACAACCTTCACAGGAAGTCGGACAATGTACGAGGAGAAGTTATGAGGCACGGTTCATTGTTTAGCGGAATAGGAGGGTTTGACCTTGCTGCCGAATGGATGGGATGGGAGAATGTATTCCATTGTGAATGGATGGAGTTCCCACGAAAAGTATTGGACTATCACTTCCCTGATGCGGATAGTCACATTGACATATGTAAAACTGATTTCACAAAATATGCAAACACAATTGACATTATTTCCGGTGGCTTCCCTTGTCAGCCATTCTCACTCGCAGGAAAACGAAAAGGCACGGATGATGAACGCTACCTGTGGGGCGAAATGCTACGAGCAATTCAAGAAATTAAACCGAGATTCGTCATCGCCGAAAATGTCTTTGGTATCACGAATATTGATGGCGGATTGGTATTCCAGCAGGTGTGCCTTGACTTGGAAAATGAAGGGTACGAAGTTCAACCGTTTATTATTCCAGCTGCAGCCAAAAACGCACCACACCGAAGAGATCGATGTTGGTTTATTGCCAACCGTAAAGACATACGATATGGGTCAACAAAGACAATTGACGAACGGGGAAAACCGATCACACAAGACGGGGGTGAAATACGGGATTCATTTGACACAAATGGCATCATCGGGAATGTTGCCAACACCAAATGCAATGGAAGCTCCATCGGCAAGTTGGGAGAATCGCAAACCAAACAGCAAGTTCAAACCGGGAGTGACATTGACGGATTTGAAAGTTTGGGGAATGCTACCAACACCAACTGTGATGGACTCAACAAACGCAACAGCAACGATGAAATCAACACAAGTCAAGGAGGGCAGTATGCATTCAATGACATTGAGCAGATTCCTACTGACTCCAAGTGCATCGGACGGACTGAGATCAGGGATGACAATGGACAGTTTAAAACGCCACAACAAAGTGAATGCAGAAAACAGCAATTTAGCGGAGCAGATAGCGCACAAAGTTGGTGGAGGGACTTCCCATCTCAATCCCCGATTTGTGGCGGAGATGATGGGCTTCCCACACAACTGGACGGAATTACCTTTTCAAAGTGGAGAGCAGAATCAATTAAGGGCTACGGAAACGCCATAGTCCCACAAATCGCTTATCAACTATTCCAAATTATCAACGACCTATGAACCAATACCAAGTAACCCACAACCTGAAGCAAGAGATTCGCAGATTGAGATTGACGATTCAGCAACTTCACACTTCTCACGCACAGGAGGTCAAAAGATTGAAGAACGAAATACTACGACCACGCTGCGACATTAACGACATAGAAGCGGACTGGACGGATGCGATGCGAGTGGCTTGTCAAGTTTACGATGTCACCCCTGACCAAATC